TGTAGCAATACCGGCGTCATCTCCATTAGCGACTAACTGGTCAATTCTAGCCTGTGCTACTACATTAAATTCACCAATGTCAAGCCCTAGACCTTGCAAGTCCTTTTCAGTCTGTGGAACGCCAGTTAACTTGCCAGCCAATAGGTTGTCTAAAATTTGGCTATAGGTTGCCGTTCGTAACTCTGCTGTGCCTGAAAGACCTACTTGTTTAGTCTTAGCTCTCAGCATTGCCTTTTCTTCAGCCTCTAATTGTTTAGCTCGTGGTTCCACAAATGGAGCTATACGTCTTGCTTTCTCTGGGTCTGATTCCATAGTAGATTCATACCATGAGCGCAATGAGGACGCCGATGTAAAACCATTGAGTTCCTTCATGTCTGCAACAGCTTGCTGATTCATCATCTTTTGAGACTGAGCGGTTGTTAAATCAGTAAGCGCCTTAGGGTTGATTGTCTCCTTAATTGGTTTACCACGATAGTCTGTAAATTCACCTAAAAAGTCAACAATACGTTGGTCACCAGTGTGGTCAATGGCTTTCTGCATGATTGCCTGTAACAGCTTGTATTCAAACTCAGGGTCTTTACCTTGCGTCAAATTGACTTGCGTCATGAGTGGCATCAGTAAGTTTCTGAGTTCTTCATCAGTAATATTCTTACGGTACTGAAGAGCTCTGAAGATGTCATCAGCTAGAGACAACAAAGTAGTATAGCGGTCTTGTTGTGCTTGCTTTTCCTTTTTGTCTAAATAGTCTGAAGATACATTGATGACATTATCAGCCTGAGCGTCAAGGTACCCATTATAGAAAGCATACTGGTTATCATATAAAGTAGGGTTATTTTCAGCCCATTCATTAAAGCGCCCTTCCATGAAGTCATGGTAACGCTGTTGTTCTTCTTCTAATGTACCGGCTAATGGTTGATTCTGAGACCATATACGATACTCTTGATTGAAGCGTGCATTGGTGTACTTACCACGCAGTTGGTCTAACACACCGATAGCATAGCGGTTATCAATCAAGTTGTACTCACCAGTGTTCGCTAGTATCTGAGCATTAGACAAAGTTTGTTTCTCTTTATCCGATAGTTTCTCAAAGTATTGAGGTGCGATTACCTTAGCGATTTCATATTTGTTCTTTTCTCTCTGTAAGTCTTGTTCACCAACAGAAACACCTAGCGCCTGTAAGGTTTTACCAATGCGCTCTCTGCTACCGTCCTGTTCGACTGTAACGTTCCAGTTTTGTTGAACACCTAGTAATCGCTTCTCATAGGTAACCTTTTGATTAGGCATGTACTGCTGGGCAGTTCCTATAGCTTGAGTAACTTCACTTGGCATTAATTTGTCTCACCTCTCTTGTTAATATAGCCCGAACCTACGATATGCACTCGCTCCAAAACTGAGGTTATTAGGGTCATAACCATAGCTAACAGAACGAAAACTATTGTTATTACTATAGTACATAGGTGCTATAGAGTTATAAGTATATTGTCTAAATGGAGCTGTCCCAAAATAAAAACTATTAGAAGAATTATTGTATGTACCAGCGTTATAATTACTCATACTGAAAGTACCAAAAGAGGAATTGTCCGTTTGCGCTCCAGTAGTACCAAAATGCGATTGCTGAAAAGCCTGTTTGTTCTGCATTTGGCTATACCATGAGAAGCCAGCATTAGCTAATCTAAAGAATAACTCACCTTTACTTGGTAGTTTAGGTGGGTGAAGACCAGCTGTATAACTTTTAGTGTATACAAGTTGCTGTTCCTTATTTAGGTCAATCTCATTACTTCTTCTAGTGTAAGTATCTTTTTCACTTAAAGCGGTGCGTAAAGCTTCTGCATGAGTAGCACGACTTAGAAGTCTACCGGTTTTACTATCTCCCATTCCTTCAGAAACCGCATTTTCTACGCTACCAATAAGACCACTAGAATTGATTTGAAGTTTCTCAAGGTTTGCTAGACCAGTTTCAAAGGCGTCTCTACGTTCTTCTTCATAGTTTTGAAATGCATAATTCATGGTAGTAATGGCGTTTTTTGCTTGCTCAGCCATTTGTCTACCTTGAGCTTTTGCTTGTTCACGTTCACTTTTCCATTGGTTATAAGTGCCTAAAAGCTGTAAACCTAAACCTAGCCAACTCATTCAGTGCTCCTTTCTATATTTGTCTTGAACGATATGTAACATTGCCTCTCCATGTGTAACCTACAAGACTACTAGGTAGAGGGCTATAGTTTTTAATAATAATCTTTGTGTCGATGTTACGGCTGTGTAACGGTACACGAAATGAGCCTGTAACAATAGGGTGTTTTCCTATGATGTTTTCTTCATGTCCTAAAATGCGCCCTGTGAATTTATAGTTTCGTGTAGGTTTACCAACATATTCCACGCATACAGTAAATTCACCACTGTCAGCATATTGAAACTCAATTTCTTGTAAGACTAATCTATAATTCTGCATATACGTTGTACCACTTTGGTCTGCTTGCTTAACGTATAGTGTGGATAACTCAATGTTCATCTCATAGGCTGTTCCTACGATTGCTTTTAGACCAGTAAGGCTTGCATTAGTATTACACTTAAAGATACCCTGTTCGTCACTTTCAAAGGCTCTACCGTCAGGTAAGACCAAAAAGTACGTCTGAGCCTTGGTGTCTTTGAAGTAACTTTTACCGTCCCATGTGTAAGTCATAGTATAGTCATCAAATGTACCATTAAGTGTTACCTCAGCTTTACGGTCAATGAGTAACCGGTATGGTTCACTCTCAAAGTCTTTCGTATTGAAGTTGATGTACATCTTCTCAAGATACACCTTGCCACTTCTCTTAATGACTAAATATAAGGTGCTACCAATGAAGTCAGCTCCAATGATTTCACCTGAGAAGACCCACTTAGACCAACTAGCTTGCAACTTTTGTTCCTGTGCGTACAAGTATTTGTATACAAAAAGGCTGTCTTTTGCGCCCTCTGTAAGGGCTACAATTAGATGCTCATTTTCACACGCAATTAGACCATACATATTATTAGGAATGTAATTTGGGATATGTGATGTGATGTTATTGCTGTCTTTACTGTTGTTACCGTCATAGACTGCATAGTATTCCAAAATGCTCGCATAATTAGACCGTTTAGAAGAAAAGTATAAGTTTCTCCCTACACCTATAGGTTTAATGTTAGTGTCATTTTCGAATTCTGTGACCTGCTTAAGTTGAACGTTCCTTGGAGACAGTGCACCGTCAGCAGTTAAAATAAACTGTGTTTGTCTACTGAACAAATATAGGTCTTGATTAAAAGGTACTGCACTGAATAACTCTGAGATTCTATTGTGAGATACGTTTACATCAATAGGGTCTGTATCAACGATTGTAGTTGCACTATCTACCCAAAAATTCCAGTAGTCTCCACTTTTAGAAAGACAAACGGATTCCCCTGCAATAAGACCAAAACGGTTGCGATAACTAAAGATGTCACTAATTTTTCTACCAACAAAGGAAGGCTCTGGGTTGCTATCGTTGTCCCCTGCTTCTCTGTTAGCCCATTCAATAGTTGTAAACTTGAATGTTCCATCAGCTTGCCTAATTAATCTATGTGGTAATGTTCCATAGTTAAACTTATAGAGAATATTAGGAGCGGGGCATTCTTCCCATAAGAGTGACTTTTCGTTGTACCTTAAGTAGTAGTCATCGTCCCCATTTGATTCACCGTACACTCGTACAATGTAGCCATCTCGATGTGTCCTTGGTAAATCTGTGTATTTCTGAACGTCATGCTTAAATGCACTAATGGCTTGACTGTTGAAGCCATCACGAGCACGAATGTTTCTATTGGTCATTCCCCCAACGATAAACCAACTTTCGCCCCCAATGTGATAAATGTCATAGCCCTTCTCACGCATTTGATTAACTAACTGTTGTGCAATGTTGTTCGTCCCGATTTGTGTGGTATGGCTTGGGTCTGAGCCGTTTGGTGTCTCATAACTTGCCACTGTTGTATCATCAACAATGACCTCATATTTACGTCCATATTGACCACTCTTAACGTATACTGTAGCCCCATCTGCCCGTCCTTCTTCAGTTTTAGCTGATGTATTCATAGCTACTGTAGTGCTCTTATTTACAATAAACGTATGGTCAGCCATAGTGATTACTTTAATATCTCTTATAGGATTGCTTGTCTTTAAATACTCAGGGTGTTCAATGGTAACTGTCTTAGCGTTCCCCTTAACGTCCCATATTTTAACAGTAGACCCATCGAATGCCATGATGTACTGTTCGTTTTCATCACGATTTACAACGTGAATTTTTGGTCTAATTGTGGTAGACAAAGAGAGTTCCGCAATGTGTACCGTTGGTGGTCTCTTTTGTAAACCGTCTGCCTCAGTAGAAAAACCATTGATTTGTTCCTGTAATTGCTCCATATGGCGCATAATAGGCGGTTGCTGAGAGATACCACTGATGATATTTTTTACTACTTGTGCTATTCTACCCATAATTACGTCCTCTTAAGGTCATTACTAATATCTGTATTGTTAGCCATAGAAGGTTTTTCAAGGTCGAGTTCATAATTGAATACTGCAATTTTAGCGATTTGTTCTTCTTGCATGAGCGCATTCATCGCCAATTCGTCCCCTAAATATCTAGTAGCAAACAAGCGTGCACTCTTGATTGTGATGTACTCTCTAAAGGCTTCAGGAAGTTCTTCAAATGGTACTAGTACAATCGCTTCTACTTCAATTTGTCCGTCAAATTTGTCTGTGTTGTTTGTCACATCATACACAAGACCGCCACGATTTCTCAGGTAGTTGCCCTCACTACTAATCACACGCAACAATGTGCTGTCCCATGCAATTTCTTTGGTAAACCTATCTGGTATCAACGGATAACTTGAGATTGTGTTGAATGTATAGCCGTCAATTTGTACTTGTCTATTCACACTCTTTAAGATTCTATAAGCATTGTCTACATCAATATTGCCACTGTCTTCTATGGTATCAACTGGTGCTTCACCAATAGCCGATAGAATTTCATTAACGGCGTCTAATGGCGTCAAAGGTGTAAGTATCATAGTTGTTCCTTTCAAAATAAAAAATAGGGAGACCACAAAGTAGTCCCCCTAGAAGTTAAACTAGATTAAACACTAGCTTTAATAGTACAAATTGCACTAGCTTCAGGGCGTAAACCGCCATGTCCCAATGCATATTTTGCAATAATCTGGTCTGCTTGGTATTCAGGTCGGCGTGCCTGTTCCAATGCAAGGTCTTTAAGTTTAACAGTTGCTAATGCTGTGCGGTGACAAGCAAGGAAGGCAACGTCATTCTTCAATGCTGTAGGGAAGTCATGTCCAGCTGGTGCTGTGCCTACCATACCAGTTTTATCTGCGCCACCAATAGTTAAATGTGGTACTTCCACGATGTTGAAACCACAAAGTTTCGTTAAGTCACCGTCTACAATAGTAGCTACTGCGCCATAATCACGGTCAATTGCGGTCTTATTGGCAATGATTGCGGAAATAGCTTCAGGTTTCATATATGCAAAACGGTCAGTAGGTGGTACATAGTTGTTAGAGAATTTTGCTTTGAGCTCTAATAACGCCTGAACGATAGCTTCACCGTATTCAGGGTTGATACCAGTAGCACTTACAGTTTTAGCAATTTTAACTGGGCTACCTGCGCCAGTATAATTTTCTGCCGGCTCCTGTGTAAGTTTCGCAAGCTCAGCTAACATTGCGCCGTCAGCGGATAAAGCCAATGCTTCACCTAACTGATTAGCGTATTCAGAACGTACATCAAAGTGATTCATTGCTTCAAACAAGTCACTAATTAAGACATCAGCTGTCAAAAGACCGTCAATATTAATAACTCGTTCGTTGTGTTCCATAGCGGTGCGCTGGTCATCTAAAGAGTTCCCTACTTTGAGATACTGAGCGGTTGTACGTCCCATAACTGGGAAGGAAGCGGATTTACCACTAGAAATAGTTTTAATCATGTGATTGTTCATAACTTTAGAAGTGCGTGTGAAAGCCGTTAAGACCTCACCACTGAACACTTTAAGAAACATTTGTAACTCATCGCCGGAATTTTTAACTTGTCCTTGTTTTGTGATACCTTGGATTGCCATTGTCTAAATCTCCTTTTGTCTTATAAATTAGAAAAATCTGTGGCTTTTACTTTTGCCTCAACTTCAGCACGATAAACTTTGTCATCATAATATCTAGGGTCACTCATAGCCTTTACCAGTTCTTTTTGAGACTGATAGCCCTGTGGTGCACTTGTGGTAACTGTACCGTTCCCCATAATGGTTGGCTTAGCTGTGCCATAAGCACTTCCCATTTGCGCCTTAAGACCATTGATATGAGCCTTAATGATTGCAAGGTTGCCAGTCTGTAGAACACCGTTGAATGCGTCCATGGCTTCATTCCCCTGTGCTCGTACAAACTCTTGGATATTGCGGAAGTCCACCTCTGTGCCAGCAAAAGACAAAACAGTATTTGCAAACTTTTCAGCACGCATTTCAAGATTGTCTAAATAAGCACGAATGGCTGTTTTTGGATAACCGGCGTTTTCCAACTTGCTTAATGTGGTCTCACTCAGTTCGCCCTTAAGGTTGTACTCATTACTGATTTCATCAAAGTCAATACCCTTTTCAGAAAGTTCAGTTTTGAGCTGAGATTCCAGTTCAGTTTGGCTATTCATTTCGTCCTGAACGGATTGAATTTCAGTGCCCTCTGATGTATTTTCTTCAGGTTGTGCTTCCTGTTGTTGCTGTTGGTCTTGTTCCTGAGTTGTCTCAGTCGTAACCTCTTGTGTACCTTCAGGTACTTGTGGGTCAGCCTCAACGGTCAAAGTCTCTTGATTTGACGCTGTGCTAATCTCGATTTCTGCCATTTGTTACATCTCCTCTCCTTGCGCTTCTTGCATACCTTGCGCCATTCCTTGCATTGCCATTTGTTGCCCCATGGCTTGCTCTTGCTCAGCCTGTAATTCTTCTTGGGTCTTAACTAGACCAGTAGTTTCAATACCTAGGCTTGTCGCAATGCTTGTCACAAGATTGCTAATGTTCATCATTTGTAATGCTTCAGGTACCTGTCCGATAACACTCAAGAATGTCATGTACTTATTGAAGTCATGTCCACGCCCTAGCGCTTCCATACCGGTGGTAATAGTTGGTTCTACTACGCCGTCAGGTAATTGAACGATTTCTCCCTGTGACATTAAGACCGCCATAATACGCTTGATTAGTGGCAATTGTAGTTCTTGAGACAAAATGCTATAAATACCGCCTAGGGTATCTTCAAGTTCACTTGCTACCGTTCTGATTTCCTCAGCGGTAACTCGTTCTGCATTTCGTTGGACTACACTGTTCAATAAAAAAGAAAAAGATAGCCGTTGCTCCAGTCTGTCACTGTGCTGTAAGGCTATCTGTAAATCAGGATATTTACTTAATTGAAGGGCTTGTACATCATCTGCACGCCCTGTTACAAAATCGCCACTCTTAGCGTCTTGTAATTTCTTTGGTCTTGTAAGACCATTTGGGTTTACAAGGAATAAAACCTTGGAAGATACCATAGCAACAAAGGCTATAGCTTTTGAAATATTCTCAAGACTGAGAAGGTCTCCATAGTATTCCTCGATGAAAGACCGTCCATAACTTTCACCGTCTTGCTTGGTCATTCGTAAAGGAATGTATGGAGCTTTGTCAATTGGATAGCTCTGTTCGCTACCTTGTACAATGGTCTCATTGATTTCTTGAAATGTTACCCATTCATCTCCATTGCGTTGAATTTTGGTGTAGACCTCAATATCATCTTCAGGTTTACCGTCCGCAACTAACGATTGTAATTCCTCAGGAAGCGCCATTTTAGCTACTTTGTCTAACGTTACAATCTGCAATACGTTGCCTAAAGGGTCACGGCGCAATACATACTGTTTCAAGTTGTACATGCGTGCGCCCCCTTCAGCTGGTGGAAGGAACAGTAAACAGTTGCCAGCTACAAGTAACTGAAGTAAACACTCGTTGACTGTAATACGAATTTGATTGTCTTCAATGAAACGATTCACTCGTTCTTCAATACGCATTAGCGCTTGGTCTGCTTCAGCCATTTGTTTCTCGTCTACGCCCATAGCTTGCAATTCGGCTGGGGAGATACCCAATCTAAAAAACCGCTCATTCGGTGGGAATAGCGCAAGGTTTAACTTACTAGACAAGTTATTAATACCTCGTGCTCCTACCGATTGATACGGCTGTTCATACTTTGTTTGAGCATTGTCATTCTCTTTTGGGAATAATGAAGGAATGGTAATTTTTGCATTCGCTTCAGCTCGTTGAGTGTATGGGTCTCTATCCGTTTTCAATTTGTTGAACGTTGTTTTTGCGTCCGGTATTAACTGTAGTTTTTCTGCCATAAGCTACACCTACTACACGTTAAGACCACTACCGCCACCGCTATTTGAGCCTGTACGTTCAATCATTAAGGACTTGCGACTAACCTTTTTGCGTTTCTTGTTAGTACCTAGCTCAGGCGCTTCAGGTGCAACGGCTTCAGTCTGTGGTACCAGCTGTTGCGCCGTTACTGTTGGCTGTGGAATTTGTACTGGGTTGCTTTCCCCTTGTCCACCAAAACCTAAAACGCTACCTACTACTCTAGTGATTGGTTTAAAAACTTTACCAATAGCTCTGCCTACACCGCCCATTATGGTCTCCTTTCTTCAATACATGCATTAAGATAATTAATAATTTCGTCCCGAATCATAATGCTAGCTAATTTACCTTCAGCACTCATTGTCTCTTTTTTTAAGATGTATTCGTTACTAAAGTTTTTCATAATATAATCAGGAAGTTCTTCAGCCACTCGTGGGAAGTCTAATTCATCACTAATCATTTTCACCTCGTACTACTTTTAGAAATACATTTGATTTCACTTGATAGCCACCATGACGCATATAGCCATTCTCAACAACTTTCTTATTGCTAGACACCAAATTGCCAGTCATAATAATCTGAGCATTCCATGCGTTCGCTAACCGGTCTAATTCTCGCATTGCTTCTCGTTGAATACCAGCGTACTCAGGCTTCATGCATAAGACCAGTTCTTCAGTCACTACACGGCTTTCACTCCACCATATTTCTCCAACTTGAAAAATCAGTAGACCCACAAGCTCGTCATTTTTGTCATACCATGTACGAATTGCGCCAGCCTCTTGTACTTCATAAAGTGTCTGCATGATTGCCTTTTTAGACAACAAATGATTACATACTTGGTGTTTCTTAGCTAGCTCAATAAATTTGTCTGCAATAAGACCATATTCAATTTCAGGGTGTCTTAACTTGTGGTCTTTAATCACGGTGTCCATAACCTCACCTCTTTAGTTTTCTTGTTGTAATAGCCTTTTCGTAAAATGAAAGCTAATCGTGCATTCTTAAGGGCTTCTTCTTCAGTGCTACCATTCTTAATATATGTATCTACCACTTTGTCCCATGTAGGGCTTTCATCAAGAATACGTTTTGCTCTCACATCTCCAATGTGTGGACACCCCTTATAGCCATCTGTGCTATCTCCTATGAGTGTTTGATACAAGTGAAAGTAGTCAGCATCCTCTTTAGACACATCAAAAAATTCATTACGTAAGAAGTCATATTGCTTGCATGGAATGCATCTGAAGTCCTTATCGCCACTGATTGCAACGTCATTTTTACCAACGGTAATACCTACAACATCATCAGCTTCTAGCCCCTCATACATCAGTGTGTTGTACTCTTGCAATATCCATTCACGCATTGCTTTATAGCATAGTGGTCTTCTCAGCATATTTCTATTGGCTTTGTACTCCTCATCCACCAGTCGCTTTCTAAAGTTGTCTGGATGACTAAGACACATCACAATCTCATAGCTTCCATGATAGTTGTAATGCTCCAGCACGTTATCCACTAACTCAGACACATGTTCATCAAATGAGTTCTTTACGTCATCAAAGTAGCAATGAAGGGTAAACATTCCGTCTTCCCATTCGATAACTTGTTCATTCCGATTACAAGCCACGTATAAAATCATGTCAGCATCAAATACAAGTTTAATCAAAGGAACACGTCCTTTCCTTGCATTGAGCACAATTTAAAAAGTCCCTATTGAATACAATAGGGAATGCTATAGCTAATTTGTCTTTAATTTGTTGTGCTAATTCACGGTGTTCCTTTTGAGCACGCTTGCATAACCTCTTAGGTAAATACTCATACCATGCTCTTAGATTTCCAGTAATGACTAACCGATACATCATTGCCTTTGGGGCTAATAGTGCACGTTCTTCATTACTGATGTCTTCACCAATATTGCAATTCACATAGTTTGCCACTTGCTCATTAATGAGATGCTGTAACTTATCATTGTCTACCTTCAGGCTCTCCTGTAAGACTGTCCCTCGGCTAGACTGCACGGTCATTGAGAAGTGACGGTGACGTGATAGCTGTAATAGTGTCTGAATACTGCAAGTTAACTCAAAGGTTGCACTTGCGTGCTCTAAGACACTAAGATGCCCAGCTTCAATACAGTGGCGTAAAACCTTATTGGTTGCTTCTTTTTGGTAACACTGTGAAATAGCCTTACATAATACTTTGTCATAGTCTTGTGTATGACTAATAAGTTCTACCATTCATTTACCTCTACGTGATACTCCAGCACTTCATAGGGTTCAAAACTATCAAATTCCCTTTCAATGTACATTTCTTCACGTCTTTGAACATCATCAGTATCAAGGTAAGTAGGTACGCTTATAATGGCTTCTTCTACCAACGTAACGTACTTCTTTACCTTTACTTTCTTTTCTATCATATTGTTCTCCTTAGTGACACTCAGCCCAATTCTTACCAATTTTTCCTTCAGTATCTAATTGCACTCTGAAGTTAAACTCTTTTTGCACATCTCGGACTGCTTCTTGTGCTTCACGGACAACTACTTCAGCAATGTCTTTTGTCTTGCATGCACATTGAAACTCATCATGCACCCACGCCATCATTGCATAATCTCCAGTCCAGCCATGCTTAAGTCCTATGTCTGTCAATCGTTCTTCCGTTCTGGTCAGCCATCGTTTACAAATGAGTGCACCAGCCGATTGCAATAGTAAATTCAATGCACTATGCAAGGAACGTACATGAAGTTTTCTACCATCAAGTCCAATGAGATACCTGCGCTTCCAGACACGCTTATGCTTAGCAACACTGAAGGGTGCTAGTGTGTTCTTAATTCCACTAGACAACTGCTTGATTGCTGGGGTGTTCTTTAAGAATTTATCTTTAAGTTCTTTACCGTGCTCAGCTGTGCCACCTACAATTTCACCGATTTTTGCATTACCGCCACCATACAAGAATGCGTAAATACATATACATTCACTAAAGGTCGCTACTCTTTAGCCGTCATTTTATGACTGCTCCATGTTGCCATGAAGATTAGACTATATCTTTATCTTTCGATACCCACCGCTTCCAACTGCTTAGTTGTACTTCCTTTCGGAATAGTCGTTACACTTTTTAAGATAGAAAATTGCACTTTCAAGACTCTCTATGTTGTCTTGTAAAAGTCCTAGTGCTCGGTTGCAATTATGACAAAATTGTTATTCCATAGGTTCTCTTGTAGTAGGCTTCTGTTACTGCATAACTTCTACAATATTCACTACAAGATAACTCTGACGGTGCTTTTGGGGTGAATGCTTTACCGCAAACTTTACACGCCTTTTCTTTAAAGTAACCTTGTGGGTACTTATCTGGTTGTGCTGTTTGCTTTGCTTTCGGTAAATTCCTTTCACATTGCAATAGCTTCTGTTCGTATTCCTTTCTTGTCATTATTTCCTTTCTTAACTTAGCACGGTATTATCCACGTGGGACTTCCACCGTTTTCAATGGGTTTTAAGACACCTATTAACTTAAATGTCTTGGCTTGGTTTCGTGTTTCAAGCCCTGCATTCTTCTGATTTGCCGTGTGAATATCCCCATTAAGAATTTCATGAGCATACTCACCGTTATCATAGGGATACAAGTAATGTGCTAGACAACGCAACTCAAGACCGCTACAATCTACGCCAGCTTGATACCAGCCTTCAGGTACTCCAAAAAGTTCCCTACATTCTTTACCATACTCAACACTCACTGCTGGTACTTGCGCTACATTAGGGCTGTTATGAGTGGCTCGTCCTGAGACTGCTCCATTAGGGTTAATTCTGCCGTGTATCTTGTTGTCTTTCCCTACAAGTTTCAACCACGCATTGTTACCCTCAGCCAGCTGTCCTAGTCGTTTAGACAACATGAAAGACTTACTATACAGCTCTGCTATGCGCTTTACTTCATCATTAGCATTTGGGTCTTTACTGATTGCCTTGAGTGTTTCTTCATTGAGTTTCAACTTACGGCTCTTTTCCTCGCCATTGTTATCTAACTCAATGTCATACATACAGTCTAAAAACTTGTATTTATAATGGTCATTCAGTATGTAGTAAAGCTGTTGTCTACTATTAGGGTTAAACTCTTTGTACCGTTGGATAGGTACACCGGCTTTATAACCTAGACGCTTGTTGTCTCGCTTAGGTACAAATACCTTATCAGGTATCTTTGGGGCGTACTCAGTAAGTTCATCAACGATACGCAAGTATTCTTTCTCAAGTATCATCTTGAGTTCCAGCGCCTTGGTCATATCAAAGTAAAAGCCATTGTGCTCCATTTTTTGACATAACCATTGAGCCTTGTGTTCAATTTCACTTGCGTGCTCTGTAAATTTCTTAGAGACCAATTTGTTATAAAGGTCTTTTGTAACTTCAACGTCCTGTATGCAATACTCCATCATATCCTCGTTGAATGCTTCCCATGCGGTCTCGTTGTCTTCAGCATACGTGCCTTTAAGATTACCTAACCTATAACCAAAAGCTTTTAAACTGAAGCGTCCAAAAAGATTGCTAGGAAGAATACCACGCCTTACTAAAGGGGCGTCATAATCGTTGATATTTGAGTAGACAAGCCGTGATAAGACAAGCGTATCTACTACTTTCGCATGGTCAAACTCTACGCCATACAATTTGGTAAGCACTGGTAAGTCAAATGCTATAACGTTATGTCCACATATCTGCTCACCACTGAGTAGTTTCTTGATACCTTTGTCTATTTCATTTGGTCTATAGGTGAAGACCTCACCAGTATCACTAATGATTACCATACAGTGAACAGTTGAGACCGTATCAAGTAAACCGTCTGTTTCAATATCAAAAAATAACAAGCATACTCACCTACTTATTCAAGTGTTTCTCATAGCGTTCAATCTCAAAGTCATTACGGTTTTGCTGGTAAGAGTGCCATGAGTTATAGGATTTAAGGTTCTTGATTCTTTTCTTGATGAGTTTCACTTGCCAATGCTTGAGCGCCACAATCAATAAATCAAGTAGTTTAATTAAAAATGTATGCATTATTGTCGTTCGCTCCTTTTGATTAAAGACCATTTTGTTGCTATACGATTCCATAAAGCTTTCTGAAGTGCTAATTCATAGGCTTCATATGGTTTCTCTGACTGCTGTAAAGACATGTTCAGCTCATCGTATAGTTCATACAAGTATGTATCAAACTGAGCAACAACCCTCTCAAAATTCATGCTGTCTTGATTCTTCATTAGTGTCCTCCTCATCATCAAAATCAGGTACTCGCAAGCGATTAATACCTTTGTCAAAATAAAGATAGCCACCTAGACCAGTATCACCGGTACACCTACATTTCAATATGCGTACCTTAATGCGATTCTTTTCTTGGTCTTCAGTGGCTTGTTGATTTCTTTCAAGTGCAATAATGGTATCAGAAAGTTGTGCTAGTGATTGACTACCTCGTAAGTGATTCAAACTGATGACGCCGCCTTCTTCATGATTACTATTGTCTGTACGTTTCAAGTGACATATGGCTATGAGACCTACTCCAGTTTCCTCTACAAGTGAACGTAAACGTGTCATAAGTACGTCTATTAATTTTCGTTCATCTTTGGTATCAATACCGCTTACAGCAATGCTCACATGGTCTAATACCAAAAAGTCACACTTTTCAGTAACTGCCATGTACCTCATTGCACTCAATATTTTGTTTTCTGCTAGACTGCCAAAATGGTTATACAAGACAAACCGCCCTGTTCCTAGGGTCTCATCAAATGCTGTCTTGTATTCATCTTCAGTCAGTCCTTGGCGTGATATGTGTAGAGGTTTACCAACATGTATACTCATAATACCTTTGGCGGTGCGCCTTATGTTTTCCTCTAGCATCATAACGCCTACTTTTAAATTTTTATTCATAGCAAGGTCATACATGATTTCTCTTGCCATGGTTGATTTACCAATGCCGGTTCCGGCGGTTAGTAACACGATTTCTCCTTTTCGTATTCCTTTGGTCATACCTTGTGCTTTAATGTCCCACGGTAAGCTATATCCAACTTCTTCTTCAGGCTCATTCTTCAGTTCTTCCCACAATGTATTACCGTTGACAATGTTCTCAGGGGTATACGCCTTAGCATTACTAATGGCGTCCATGAGTTCCCTACCATGGTCTGCTAGTAGGTACTCATTTGGGTCTTTGTGCTGATTTAAGACCACTACTTTCAATCTGTCCGCTTCAAGAATGCCCTCTACACTCTTGACTGCTTCCCTTCCGGCTTCATCATTGTCAAAGATAACTACAACTTCATTAAAGTGCTGTAACCATTCAAGATTACTTTCAAATGTCCTTCTTGCGCTCTTAGCGCCCTTTGGTAGACTTACTACTGGTATAGTATTGGCAAACATTTGTGATACTGTAAGACAATCAATTTCACCTTCTGTGACTATCAATTGGTCTCCACCACTATACAGCTGTTGTCCATAAAACGTATCATTAATGCTTCCTAAAACACAAAAGGTCTTATCTGCAAACCGTAACTTCTGCCCTGTAAGTTCACCATACTGGTCATAGTAGTTTGCGACTTGTACCGGTTTTCCATTGTATATTCCTTTTTGGTACTGGTATTTCTTGCATGTGTGCTCTAAAATACCTCGTTTTGGTAAATTACTGATATGGGTTGACGATACCCTACTGGTAAATACTGTTTGGTTGCTTATTTGTCTTTTGTCATCATTTAAAAATTTGGTTGTACCACAAGAAAAACAATGGGTATGCCCGTCAGAATACTCTGAGAGTGCATCGTGACTACCGCAAGTCGGGCAAGGTAAATGTGCCTTAGTTAAGGTTGATTCTTCCATAGTTAAATCAACTCATCTTTAATACTACCTTCAAATTCCTTATATTCTGCCTGAGGGTACTTACTGCATAACTCGATGACTGCTTTTCGCTGTTCCGGTGTTACCTTTTTGGCGCTCGGTGCGTCCACCAGTATCGTGTATGCTTCCTCAGTCTCATCAATTTCAGCGTTGGCTACTGCTTTCTCATCACGTCCCTCATGAATTTCACCTAAATAATTCACAAATGCGTGATAAGGGAAGAATAAGTAGCCAGCTTGTTTCGCCTTCATTGCCACTTCTTGAAATGTTAATTCGTCCATATTTTTGAATAGACAAATGATTTCAGTAGTGGCTTGGCGTTCTCTTAGCTTTCCTCTAATTACTGCCATGTTTCTCCTCTATCCACGCTAATGGTATACTGTCTCCAACATGGTACATAAAGCCGTGCTTTTTACACCAGTCAGAATATTTTGTCTTCTTATTTTTCGTAAGCCATTGGTCTTTCTGAAAGACAAACCGTACATCTAGCTCAGGGTGCTCTTTTTGTATCTGTAAGTGCTTTGTGCGGTCTTCCGGTAAGAATAAGCCTTTTGCCTCGATGATTATACCGTTAGCCAACACAAAGTCAGGCGTGTACTTATGAGTGATTGTGTAAGGGTAACTCACTGATTCATACTCAAAACTCACGTTATGAGACAATAAGTGCTTCTTGATTTTCCCTTCAAAGTTAGAACGTACAGTTTTATCTACACGCTTTCTGAAGCCTCGGCGTCTGTTAAAACTCCATTTCGCCGTCATTCAGAACATCACTTTCTGGTTTTTCTTTTGTCTGAAAGCCGTAACTATTAGCGTCACTACCGCCACCATAAGCGACTAATTCAGTAACACATACAGCATTAAGACGTAAAGTAACACCAAAATTCTTACGATTAATCATGTAACAATGTGGGGTACAGTTGATTTGTACCTTACTACCATTACCAATAAGAGTTCCTTTTGGTACTGGTTCACCGTACTGGTCAAAGATAGGGACTGAACGCTTCACAATTTCACCAGTTGTTTTGTTTTGGTACTCGTGTTTTGTCTTAGCTTTAATGCATTCTCGTGTTTCACCATTAGCGGTGGTGTTTTCCTTAATAGGTAAGTTCAGTGTTGTTATAGGGTCTAACTTCCAGCCCTGCTCCTTGGCTTCCTCGTTGAATACATTGGCAAGGTGTACCTGAAGTTTAGCCAGTTTCTCATCGTCCTCAAGGTCTACCACGATTGAGTAGCCAATAGGGGAGCCGTTGTATTCTTCTGGCTTTTGAACGTGTGCCCAATAAGCCGTGCCGTTGATTAAAATTGTATTGTTATTTGTTGCCATTTTGTTCTCCTTATGCTAATTCTTGTAATTCTCTTGTCATGCACATGATTTCATGATGACAATCTTCTATTTCTTTCGTAGCCCATTCAAGTTCATCTTTAAGTTCTTCTTTTTCAGCGCATTCTCTATTCATCTGAAAGTCCACTTCTTCAATAGTTTCATTAAGTTCTCGGTGTATTCGTGCTGTTTCGTCAAAGAGGTCTGCTAATACTTTGTCTGCATTTTCTTCGCCCTCTGCCCATTTCCAGTAGGCAAAACTACACACTTCATAAAAGTCATCATTGATTGACTGTAGTTCGTCAATCGGGTCATTTTCCTGTGCTTTAGTTTTGTTGTCATTTTCAACATCTATTTCATTCATAATCTCTCTAATTGTGTCAATATAATCAAGAAGTATTTCGTAAGAATGTCCACCTTGGTTCATTTTTAAATTTACATACTCGATTGACATTTCAAGCTGGTGTTTGATGTCTTGTAATTTATTTACCTGTGCTTCCATTAGTTTCACCTCGGTCAGTCACTTTTGTATACTCAGTTAACTCTTTTGCTTTCATTCGGGTGTCTTTCACTACTTCCATTTGAAACAAGCGTTCGCCCTTAGGGAAGTAAAAGGCTTCATTTGTTAAGTTTCGTACGATTGCTTTTACTTCTCCAGTGAAGTCTTCATCAATGATACCTTCTTCATTTGCCAATTGAATTGGGTAGTACATTGCTACGCTAGACCGCAAGTGAATTCGTACAGAATAGCCTTTTGGAATGTCTAATTTAAAACCAAAAGACACCAGTTGACTTACACATTCGTGCTTACCAGCGATTCGTAAGTCATCTTTTAAGTAGACATCAAGACAACTAGCTTTATCAGTTTTGTACTCTGGTAAGACAACATTATCTTCTAAAGGGTATACACCTAAAGTCGGCTCAGCTTGTTGTACTGGTGTGACTTCTTGTTTCGGTTCTGTTGTCTTAGCCCTTGTTGTTCGTGTTGTTGCTGTCATGTTCTTTCACCTCTTTCACTAGCTTATTCGCATAGTTAGCTAGTTTTTCATAATCTTTTAGTCCTTCTTTATTTCGGTGTAGGTACTTTTGAATGTTGCCCTTTAGAAAGCCTTTGTACTCCTCATAGGTCATGTTGGCTTTCAGAATGTCCCACGGTTCAATTCCTAGGGCTTTATAGTGGCCATCGTGTAGGTTATTCACTTTGATTTCTCCAGTTTCAACTTTTCCAAAATCTTTTGGTAACTCTACGTTGTCAATGGTAATGACTTTTGATGTCTTCAGTTTATTAACTTCTATAACCAACGAATTTAGCCATCTTTTGTTAACCTCTACATCTCTGTTAAGATTAGTAATATCTTTCTGTGTCTGTGTCACTTCTTTGATAATGTAATCTCTGTCCTCTTTAAGTCTGTCTAAATCAAAGAATACTTTTACAAGAAGACTACCAAAGACAAATAAAGCAATGTACAATATTTCAATCATTTGTCTTCAGTCCCTTCTTTAAGCATTCCTCTTAAGTTCTTCAATTCGACTTCTAGCATAAACTTGTCAACGTGTAGATTTCTGATGTCAATCTGCATTTCTGCTAGACACATGTACACATAACCAGTGACGCCAGCTAGAATTAAGACAACTAGCCATAAAAATTCAATCATTTGTTATTCTCCTCGTCTTATTTCATTTCTAATATCTACCAGTAATTCTTCAAGGTCATTCTTAAGTTTTACTAAATGCTTAACCTTTCTGGTTGCATTAGCAATTTCTACCTCAGTATTCATAATTGCCATTTCAAGAATCATTTCGTTTGGCTCTAGCTTTCTTGTACTGTTCATTTTTCCTTAGTTTCCTTTGATAACTGCACTCAGGGATACAACAATTACTTCTAGTTGTCTTCTCAAATGGTCTTCCACATTCAATACAGTTAACAACTGGTTTCTTCAATGAAATTCTTTTGTTATTCGCTCTGATTGCACATGAGTGACTACAATAAACTTTGTTGTTCCATGTAGTTTCAAAAATTGTATTGCATATCGGACACGATTTGATAAATATCATGTGTCCCTCTGCTATTGCTATTTCTTCAATGGGTCTTTTAGTGCGACTAATGGCAATGGCGGTGTCTATGTCCATAATGTCTTCTTTGGACTTGCACTCATGTCCGTTCTTTGTAATGTAGTGCCAGCCTTTAGAGTACCAGTAGCCATTATTCCTTACTGGTACCTCTTTGTGTGCACACTCTCCACCAATAATCTCCCTAGTGATATACTTAAAGCCTTTCTTTTTGGCTTCTTTATAGTTCACTTTCGTCCACTTCCTCAGCTAACCAGCAGTATTTCCAATGTGTATGCCCTTTTTCATCTTTTGAAGTCCATTCTGATTTACCTGCTTTATAGGTCATAAAGTGTTCTGTAGGATTCAATGCGTCAAAACCAGCATAATGTCCTTTAACCGCTGTGGTAACATCAGGGAAGCATGATACATACACTCGTGAATTAATAGGTACTTCATTAGTCCACTTATTTTTATCAATTGGTCTCCCCTCATCAAAAATTAGTAAGGGCTTATGTGAACACCACTGTACCTCACGGAAGACATCAGACAAGTAATGAGGAATAAACTCACAACCTTCATGCCCTAGACAATCACTGTCAACTACCCATTTGCCCTCATTTTCATCTTTGTAAGGCTCTTGCTTCCATGCAAAAAGACTACCATCAATATCTCGAGTGACATATATTGCTTTATTGTCAACTAATACTTTTGTCAGGTGTCCTCGAATTGGTAATAATTCAGTTAACCGCCAGACCTCTTGATTGATGTCTAAAAGCACGCCACCTTGAACATCTGGGAAGCATTGGTCTTCTTCAACGAATTTGTAACCTAAACCGCTCCAACAGCCTAACTCGTTTCTCGTTGGTTTTTGCTCATAAGCAGTTAGACCATTTGATATATTTTGAGTTCCTTTATCACGGACTAACCAACGGTAACCTACTGCTTGTAAACTTGTTAAAATGTCTAATCGTTTCATTTTGTGTTCTCCTTAGTGAATACTGTAATAAGGCTATAAAGATGTTCTAATTTACTGCAACTGCTTCCAATGCGTTCCTGTTGCCAAAAGGCTAATTCTCCCAATTTACTTTCAGCCAACACATACATCAATGGGAATAGTGCGTCATTAATCAAAGGTTTCACTTGCTGTAGTAGTTCCTTTTGCTTTTTCATCACCTCGTCAGGGGTGAAGTCTTTCTTTGTTGTCATCTCAACTTTTCCATAGAGGTCTTTTAGACAATATAGCTTGCTGTTTTCTTTTTGATTTTCTTTTGCTTCCTGTACTTGGTCTTTTAGTTTAACTAGCATATTCCCTAGAGAATTGATTTCCTTAGTTGATTCTTCAGTGTAATGCTCTAGGTTTGGAACAGTGATATATCTTAGGGTTTCAATCATTATATTGAGTTTTACTTCATGCATTCTTAGATATTCTTCAGCGTCTTTTCTAAATTCGTTCCATTCGTCATACGCTTGTTTCTTTTCGTTTTTGATGTTCTCCATAATGTGTTCTCCTTTATAAACCTAGTAATAACTGCTGTTGTCTTTTAGTTATCTTAATGACAACTGGTGGACTTAACAATAAAGGTTCTTCCTCTTTTGAGTTCGTCACGCTTTCGGTAACTTTTAGAGGTTCTTTTGGTTTGTTCATAGTGTTCTCCTTTGGTTTAATAATTAAGATTAATGAAAAGAAGGTAAACCTTAAGTTATTCTTAAGTATTCCTTAAGTTAACCTAAAGGAGGAATTTAGGTTTTTCTTAGGTGTACTTTTAGGAAGTTCTTTTGGTCTCCCTTCTTTCCTACAAGTGTCCCAATTAAAAAATAACTATTAATGTCCATTAGTGGAATACATAATCAGACAAAAAAATTTCACGCAAGTCAAGCGTTCCCTTTTCTGGTACATGAATGTCATCTAGTTTTGTGTCTAATTCTTGCTCCACATATTCCTTAAAGGCTTCTAATGGCTTATACTCTGTGTATAACTTATAGAGTTGCTCCCTTAGCACACGTTTTAAAACTAGGGTCTCACCTAGGGAAGTCCCAAAACTATCGTGAATAGTGGTGTAGTTCTTAAGACCAGCCTCATTCACAACTAGCATCAAGTGCGTACTGTCTAGTGAATGAATGAAGTTAGGTGCTACCCCATTTCTCTGGTGGTTCTTGTCTACTTCTTCATTAGGTGTGGGCTCGTCATAATATATACGTACTCTTTTCGTTGCTCCTAGTCGTGTTTTAATGTACTTCTTTTCCATAGACAAATAGTTCTGTTGCACTGGTAAGCCTAAAGGCGTCCACCAATTCACCGGTATCTCAGCCTCATTCATTTTTATAGCTAACTTCTTAAGGAACGCCATACCGCTCACGGCTGAGACAACAACATCTTTTACAACTCGTGCTATGAGTTTTGCTAGATACTTACTCGCTGGTCTTGCAATTCCTTTGAAGGTCTCACTATGACGTGCAATGTCTTCAAATAGTTGTTCACTGAAGCCATACTCACCGCTTCCATAAGCAAGCGTCATAACTGGTCTTTTGCATACCTTCCTAGTGATACCGTATGCCAACCATGCTTGAGCTAGGGTCTTTGTGCCTTTAACTGAAATGTCTACTTCCTCAGGCTCATCTTGCTTATTTTTGTACTTGTTCTTTATCGTCTTGTACTCGTCCGGCGTTCCAGTGACTGCATCTTCTTGTACTAGCTTGAGCACACCGTCAGCAACTTGCTGGTAAATATCCTCAGGCTTATCATGTCCACTCGTTAGGTTTACCGCATTGCCCCCTACTGTGTCTAATAGCATAGCGCTGTAGTGCTGAAGACCACTACAAGTTCCGTCAAAGGCTATAGGAATACTACATGTGTAACCGATGATTGAGCCGTTGTGCTCCTTCATGTACTTGAGACAATCAGCGTATTCATAACAGAACGCAAGGAATTGTAAAGGCTCGTCCGCTTGCTCCCACCAGTTAGAAGCTAGGTAGTCTTCAGCGGTTAAGAGAATTTTATCAGTATTCTCATCAATCCATTTGCATTGCGCCTCATATCCAATTTTGGCATTCCCCCACAAGTTTGAGCCTTGAATTTTAAGAGTTCTGAGGTCTTCTTCATGACTGCATGCTACCGGCTCAGCATATAACAAAAGGGACTTCATGAGGTCATCACCTTGAAAGTTGAAAAATGGAATTGGATATATACGCCCTCGAAAATCAATGTTGCAAGGGAAGTATATTTTTTCGTACTGTGAAAAGTCTTTGGCAAAGTTTATTGTCTTGTATAAACGCAAGGCTTTTGAGATACGTGCTCGTTCCTTCTCTCGTAACTCTTTGATAACTTCTTTATGGCGCTTCAGTTCTTCCGGCGTATAGTCACCTGTTAACTCTTGAGGTATCTCAATTGGCTCAAGCCGTTCAATTCCGGCTCGCTCTCCACCAGTTGATACTAGGTAGTTTATGGCGGTTAATACCTTTTTATTAATCGTGTAGGCTGTCTCTTGTATGGTGTTTACCGCTTGCATAACTTGTGACAAGTCCACCTCAGCCAATTTACGAATATAATTGCGCCCTGTTCGTGTTCGTTGCGCATTCCAGTCAAGACGCATAAATACCGTATGTTGAATACTAACGTCATAATATCCGCCTTCATCTAATGATGTCCATTTTTTAGGTGGTATTATAGTTGGCGTCAATATATTTGCTCGTGTACTAATGTTATCTAAATTAGCTCGCCATATTGCAACTAGGTCATTTGTGGCGGTTAAGCCGGTTGACTTAGTATTATTTGTTTCATATGCTACTAGACCAGTAGTTGAGACAAATAAATTAATGAGCGCCATGCCTAAACTTTTAATTTCATCTTGATTAATAACATAAAATTTAAAATCTTCGTTTTCTGTTACTTCTCTAATGTAATTTGATTTATAACGCAACAAATTGCGCTTTTTCAATTGCTCCTCTATAACTGATTTTTGATGATAAGTTGTTAATTGATTCATAAAGGCGCATAGTTTACATTCATAATATATTGACATACCAATTGAGCCGGCTACGCTTGAGACTGATTTTGAAAATTTATCTCCACTGATAACACTGTTTATTGTGTGCTCGAATGTGTAAGCGCAAGCATTCAATACTAGGTCTTCATGCCCTACCGCCGTTTCAAGCGCTTGTAATAGGTCTTTATACTTAGGTTTTACGCCACGCCTAGGCTTGAGTTCCTCTGTCAGCCACTCATCAATGGCTTTTGCTAGGCTCTCACTCACATAATTGAGTAAGCCTTTACCCACTCTTGTATGTGCTCCTCGTCCTTTTTCTTGTTCGGCTTCATGACGCTGTATAAATAGCTCTTTTGCGTACTCCTTGTATTGGCGCTCTAACTTGATTTGGTCTTCTAATGTGTTACTCATGAGGTTCTCCTTTTCAAATAATTAAAACTAGGTCATTTTTTGTCTTATAGCGCCTTTTGATGGCTTGCCTTAGGTAATAACTCAAGGCGTCCCTTTAGGCGTCATGTGGCTCAAATTTGACGTACTCAAACTTATATATAAAGGCGTCAAATTTATTTACCGCTGATTCATTTGTATCGAACATTTATACTAATTTATATCTATCAATAGAACAAAAATAGGCATATAATTAAAATTTGTTCGATTTTAGGGTGCAAAAATAGAGGGTACAAGCGTATTTCTTTATACCCTCTACTCTGTTCGATTAAATGTGTTCGATTTTTAGTACGGTATTGGCTCTCTTATTAGTGTGACAATTATATACACTATAAGAAGTACCGCCAGTAATTCGGTTGTCAGACACAAGCACTTCTCAAATATTCTCATTTATTTACTCTCCTCTCATTACTAGCGGTACTATATAAGTATCTACGGCTTTATATAGTTGTCCTTCAATTTCAAACACTACGCCAGTACGTTGGTTATGTACTGATGATATGTATAGTACATTTCTGTAGTGTTTACCTCGTTCTAATTCCTTTAGTTCTTCTAAGTCAAAGTATGAAATGTCCCTCGCTGGGTATGACTTTATGAAGTTTTTTGACTTGACTTTTCTTCTCCATGTTCGGGGTTTCATAGGCTACCTTTTAGTGATAAAGTAGTCACTATGTAAATCATCTAAAATTATGTTGGCTATTCTTTCAGTGACTACATCGGGGACACTCACTCTATCCTCGCCATACTCCATGTAGTCACTCTTAGGGTTGTAAACATATGAGATAGGTAAACTTTCTCTTGCGGTAATCTCTGCAAGTGCTCGCAAGCACTGAATAGGGCTACCAACAAAATATATTTTCTTTGTGTTGACTTTTCTTAGTTCGTATTGTTTCATGGTGTGTGTTCTCCTTTGGTTATCATCGGGGACACCTTAGGGCGTCCCCTTGTTCAGACACAAATTACTTATTTAAATATCCCAACTAATAATAATAATTGCTGGCTCGCTGTTTGGTTCGCCTGCTTGATACCGTTCAACTTCTGAAGTATCTACTTCATACCCAGCCAAGTTCAAGTCATCTATTAAGGCTTTATATAAACTACCTAAAATAAATCTGTCATTTTTGTACACGGTGGCAAACTCGCCCTTTTTTGTAGCTTCTTTTATTTGTCTGTCTATTGCATCATTAATATCTTGAAACATACTAAATAAGTTTTTATTTGTTAGTCTTCTTGCTTCTTTTGCGGTTAATAACATGATTTACTCTCCTATACTTTGACAAAATAATATATATAATAAGTCGTTTTTTTCTTCTATTCGGTTTTCTATACATTTTTGTATTTCATCTGTTGTCAT